TGCACTAGCAGAACTTAAAGCTATAGAACCATCGATGTAAGCAGCAAAACCAGTTGCTGTACCTGGGAATGGATTACCACCTACTTGAACGGTACTCGCAAATGTGGACGTGCCCGAGCTGGATATTGACATCCGCTCGGTCCCAGCAGTCAAAAAAGCTAAAGGCTTAAATGATCCGCCACTTCCATAATATGTAGAGCCAATTCGTGCTGAAGTATCGTCACTCTCTATATATAGAGCTGTTTTGTTGCTAGAGGCGTGTGTAAAATTTGCTTTGGTAGCTGTGCTGTCTTCTACCGTTAGTTTTGCAGTTGGGGTATTTGTACCGATGCCTAATCGATTAGCTGTGCTGTCAATGTAAACTGTGCCACTGTCAAAATTAATGTCACCACCACTGGTAAACGTAACCTGACTACCAGCAGCATCTGGGTGCTTAAGGATCGTGGTTTGTAAAGTGCTCATTATTAAAAGCCAATAAAAGAATTAAAAGTGAAAACCCCACCAGCGGGCGGGGTCAATGTAGATCAAGCTTCGAGTTGATTAGCAGCTTGGTTGGCGGCATATGCGTCAATCACTTCCTGGGTCCAGAGCGAACCAGCGACGGCCTGCAGCTCTGCACAGTCTTCAGAGACATCATCGCCAGGAGACCGAAGGTGGCGGTGGTAAGTGCGACCAACTTCAACACCGTCTTTCTCGACAATGTCAGCACGGCGGCATTGAATGATCTGAAAAGGAGGGAGGATTTCGAGCTTGTATTCTTGGCGTTCTGTAAAAGCCATATTAGGAACTACCGACTGGTAGAGACAGGTTTAATGATTTTTAGTTTTAAGCCAGTTACGGGCTAAAAATAACTTATGCAAGCATCAACACACCGCAACCAGACATTTCTATAACACTAGATGTCCAGTTAGTGTTATGCTCCACTCCATACAGGGACAAGGTGGCTGCACCATTAACATTATTTGCTTGGAACCTATGTCCAGCAGCTACATCGCCGGAAAAGCCGTAACTCGTACCATTGATCGACAGATAGCCACCTGGGATAAATGCGTAAGCACTGCTAGTTAACGTCGACAAGCCGAAGGGCAACCCGCTGATGTACCACTGGTTAGTGCCTGTACCAAATGTTCCAGCATTTTTGTATACATAAAAAGACACCCACAGCAAATTTCCTACTCTTCTGTAAAAACCGAATCGGTCAGTGTAACCAGTAATTGAACCTGTAGTTCCTGATTTGTTTATAGTTGGCGTCCAAGATCCTTCCTCATAACTGTCCAGCGTTTCGCTGGTCATACCAGAAGCATTCGTCTGAATCGCGCTGAAATCAATGCCGGGGCAACCAGCCAGCAGCTTTAATTCGCCAGTGTTAGCTAGCTCTATTCTTGGCGTAGGGGAAACTGAGCCAGTTGCTGTAGTAGAGAAAGTTAGCTTTGTAGGGTGTGAAACGCCCTCAGTCCAACCCGCTGCACTTAGAGCATCGATTGAAGCCCCTAGATATTGATCGTGACCAAAATCAATAGTGCCTAAACCCTGCGTAGTTGTAGTAACATTGTTGCCTCTGAGAAGTTGAATAGTCCCTTCGCCAGCAGTTACTCCTGCATATCCTTGAATTATCAGAGCGCCGTCATTGTCAGGAGCACTAGACCTGCCCACCAATAAACGACCAGAACTGTCGTAATGCAGACCTCCATTGGCACTTGTATATTGCAACTCACCCGCAGTGCCGCCGTTTTGCAGCAGTTGATTAGCACTGCCATTAGCAGCAGGCAGCTTGATTGAATTGTCACCAGCAGCATTGGCTGCCTTGATCTCGGTAAAGCCCGAGGTGTCACCATTAAGACGAAGAGTCATGATAAAAAGTTAAAAAGATGAAAAGTAATTAGTACTAGGAAATACCAGCGTCATTCAGACGCTCTTCTAGGGTTTCAATCTTTGCGATTGCCTCTTGTAAGGCTGCCGTTAACAGGGGTACTAATCTTGCGTGATCCATGCCTTGCATTTCTTCACCATCTTTTTCACCACATACCGCTTCTGGAACCACTGTCTGTACTTCATGCGCGATAAAGCCATCAACAGTTACGTCTGTATTTTTAATAAAGTTAAAGCGCCTGGGCGATAACTGCTTTAGACGAGTAATGCCATCAGCGATATTAATAACGTTTTCCTTCAGACGGTAATCAGAAACCGAATTGAAAAAGATCCCAGAGGAGTTGATATAAATATTGCCTTCATAGCTTCCGGCAAGATAAAATTCAACAATGTTGCCTTCAGCAGACGCTACACTAGTACTTCTGTTTAGAAAAAGAGTAGTTACACCAGCCATAGAACTATGGTGAGTCCAGCCTGAGGCGTGCAGTGTGTGCCCCATGGTGTTGTGAGAAGTAAATTCGTTTTTGTTAATATGCAAGTCCCCACCGCTATTGAGCAGCATTTGCTGGGTATTGTTAGTACCAAATTGGATAAATCCGTTTTCGTAATTCCAAATAAACGAATCAGTTGCCCCGTTGTTGCCGATACCAAAACCATCACTTTCGCCTGCACCTGTGCCAGCGCCTTGAAATCTGCACTGACTTCCATAGACACTTAGCTTTGCACTTGCTCCTGTTGTTTGACCAATCCTCACATTGCCCGAGCTGTCAATAAGCATTCTTGGTGAACCGTTCCCAGCGGTTCCAAAAGACATTGATTGATTGCTTTGGGCATACGTGATGTAGCCGTCGAATTCTCCTGCTCCGCTGGTTGCATCAGAGAAGTAAATTGCACCACCTGTAGTCGAGCCACTTCTTAACGTAATACCGGTATAACCAGAAGCCGCTTGCAAAGTTAGATCGTCAGCATCTGCATTACCTTCAGTTGTCGTACCCACCAACAGCCTGCCCGAGCTGTCTACAGAAATCCTAGACGTACCGCCAGTTGAGATTGATGCAGTATCAGAGCCGAAAAAGATACCAGTATCCGCATCACCACCTTGAATAGCGGGTGTTGCCGCTGAACCGTTGACGCCTGAGATTCCAGTATCGCCGTTAATAGTTACAGACATAATTAGATCCTCAGGATTAAACGATTACTAGATTTCCGCCTGACGGAATCGTCAGGGTCTGGCCGCTTGCAATTTCCAGCGGTCCCGCCGTGAGGGCATTTTTGCCCGCGCTGACTGAATATGATGTCGAAAGAGTTTGATCTACCTCTAGGAAGATCTGATCGCCTCCTGCACCAACTGCACCTGCACCGCCAGCGTCAAGCCAGGCACTCCCGTTGTAAATCTGGAGTTTGGGTGGTGTCGTGGTGGTGTTTAACCATATTTCTCCTACTGCATTGCCCTGGAAACTGGACGCTGTACCCGTTCCTGTACCCGCTCCAGTTGCCGTAAAAATTGTTCCAGCAGCACTGTCTGCAGCACCAATAAGGGTGTAGTCGGTATTACCAGGAACTAAGATCTGATATGCCGTACCGACGACAAAGCTGCCTGCAGTAACCGTGACGGGAGTGTTATTGGGTTGAGTGGCTCCAATAAAAGCAGGAGCAATCTTGACTAGGTCACCGTTGTCGTCACGGATGTAGATAGCTGGATCAGCATCATTGTAATTAACAGCTAAAACCCCTAGGCCAAGTGACGTTGGGATTGGCCGCTTTGATGCAGTCCCGCTCCTGAGTTGCTGAATGTTAGCAGTCATAAGACAATTAACCCCTTAATTAAGGGAGTGATGATTTAAAATTCGCCGCAGTCAATAGACACTGCGGATGTCATCGTATTAATGATAGCCACAACTTGATCAGCAGAAAGATCTATTGGATCCCCAGTGGCAACGCCATTTGGTCGGCCTTTAATGGTGGCCACAGTCATGTCTGCCAATTTTGCATTGGTGACACTATTGTCGGGAACGTTATTTGTGGAGAAAGGCGTAAAGACCAGATTACTGACATCCAGAATTGGATCTTGCGTGATTTGGACAAATGCCACATCACCATTATCTGTACCTTCATTTACAAATGCAAACGAACCACTAATTACTTCTGCAGAAGCATTAAAGTCGTCAGCACGAACGAGGATTGCGGGAGCACTAACGGTGCCTGGGTCGGCAACTACATAGATGCCGTTTTGAGTGGCATCAGTCTGGTCTTGCAATATGACGCGGTCGTTTGCTACCACGTTGACGCCATCCATCGTCAGCGCACCATTGCCTGGAGCTTGTAGATATAGGGCGTGAGTGACAGTGATCACGCCACTGCCAACGCTTGTAATATTAATCTCAGTGCCGCCGTTTGCGTCAGCGACAGTATTTGCAAGCTGGATATTATCGGCGTCAACGTCGATGACAAAATAAATCCTGCCCGCAACAAGACCGCCTGGGACGGAGCCATCCGAGCTAATCCGAACTCGATCTCCCGTATTAAAAACGTGAGCTTCCGAGAAGAGATTGTTTGTAGCAGTAGTTACAGCAGTGATTAGCTCAATGCTGTCAAAGTAAGTAGAAGGAAAATTAATAAGCGAAGCAGCTCGAACTGCTTCTTTAACTGTTAATCCTTGAGCAACACTGTCGCTGTAAGCCTTGGTCGCGACATCAGTATCTGCTAAAGGCAGCGCAACGTTAGTTATGCGGAAGCCGTTGAAATTAAGATTTTGACTAGCTTCGGCAAGAATATTGTCTGGATCAACGTCAATTGTAATTTCGTTGTTAACAGTCGCAACGCTTGTTTTGTTTGAAGCAGGGCGAATGCTTTTAAGCTGTCCCCTGTATTCACCTGAAACGTTTTGAGCTCCATTGACAACCAGCGACTGACCAACAGCACCGGCATTCTCAATGACTCGCATGCCGTTGAGATTGAACAATGCGTCGGCAGCATTGCCAGCATCAGTACCCCCTTGACCCACGCTTAACGCTGTGGTCATCCCAGTCAGGCTTGTAATGTCATTGTTGACACCCGCTGAAGCGGCACCAAGATTTGTTCGCGCCTGCCCAACAGCAGAGGCTCCTGTACCACCACGAGCAGTACCAAGAGGCGTTGCAGAAGAAACATCGTTGATGTTGATCTGAGACGAATCAATATCTATTGCAATGCTTTCATTGCTATCAGTAAGTGCTAGTGATATTTTCGAGCTGCCAGCCTTTAGTGCTCGCAGATTGATACTTTGAGTGGAGTCGGCAAGCGACGTAACTCCACCTAGCGTTGATATTGTTGTTCCTACACCAGCTAGTCCTGAAGCAGTAGATACGGCAGTAGTCGCAAAGCTAAGATTTACTCGATCGTCATCTGCGGAATCAGCGCTGGCAATTGTAATTCCAGCTCCTGGCATGACATTTAGCTGCTGCCTGGTGCCAGTCGTTGTTCCACCATTAGAAACAATAATTTTTTGAGTGCTGGTATTGTTATTAACAGACAGCGTAATACTGTTCCCAACATCGCTATATGTAGACGTAATAGTGGCATCACTAGCCACTAAAATATCAATCATGTCCTGAAGGTTTTCCTTCAAGTTTGCGTAGGTTATTTGCTTCGTTTCAGCTAATGATGGGTTTGTCGTGTTGTCAACAATGACAAGCGCATCATTATTACTAGGAATGACCAGCGAAACGAGGTCTGTAATTAGTCGATTTTGTGCCATGAATCAGGAAGCTCCGCTGACTTTAATCTCCTTGAAGACAGGAATGCTAGCGCTATTGCTAGTCTCCCTGGTCCAAAAGAATGGACGTAAAGTTTCAGAAGTAGCAACAAGTCCAGAGGAAATTACTGCTCCATTCCGAGAAACATTTACATTTCCCGAAACACCGTTACGAGCGATGACAAAAACATCATCAGACTCTAAGTGAATGGGACTTGCTGTAGTGTTGATGTCGATTTCACTGCCGAATCCTGACAATGCCGCTGCACGAGTTAAGGCAAAAGCAATTTTATCAGCACCAGATGGAACGACAAAATAAGTGATACCTGTCGCCAGTGGGCCGGGAACACTTCCGCTGGCAATTACTACGGCATCACCGGCCTGGTAGCCATGAGCAGTGCAGTTGATTGTATTTACAACAACATCAACACCACTAGCAGTGCGATTTTTTGCGAGTTTGTCGACAGAAGCACCTGCAATTGCCACGTTCACAAGGGAACTTTCACTCACATCCTCCGCAAAGCTGACGGCATAGACCTCATAAACGGAGCCATCGTCAGAAATCTCCTGACCAGATGACCATGTTGCAATGGTGGAAATATTGTCAGCAGTGGCCAGCCCAATTGCTGTTGCGCCGACACTGCTGCTTTGAGACACGTCAAACAATTCAGGAGCAACCTTAAATGACAGCGTACCGTTCCGAGGATCAGATGCTGGATTTTGAAGAATTTGCGTTCCCAGGCAAAATGCATAGGCGCGATCTTCGTTTTGACTCGGCAAACCGCTCGCGCTTGCGTTGATGATTGAACTACCGTCTGCCATTCTTAGCGAAGCCCGTAATGCAGATAAGCCCTTACTTCAGGTGCAGGACTTACAACAGTATAAGTGTTATTCGTCGTGACGTTATAGGCTCTCATCCACTCTGCATCTTTTTCCTCAAAATTCTCTTGAATCAGTCCATCCTTCACCCTTCTAGCAGCAATTACAATCAATCCCTGAGAAATAGTCCTTCCTTTTGGGGCGACGGCTGCATCTATAACTAAATCATAAAATCCAGTGCCAAAGATTGGCGCCGTAATATTGTCTGCGGTGTAATCGTTGTATAAGGGTCCATTTCGCGACTGGCTAAGCTGCAAGGTGAACTGATCTGGTGTTGCTATGACAAAAAAGTTTTGATTATTAAGTGAAAATCTTGAACCTGGCTCAAACGTATGACGACGTTCCACAGTCAAAGTCCCGTCTGCTGCAATGTTTAAAATTTCAATATTTTCATTGGAGGGAGGAAAGTCAAACTGACTATCGTACTCTGCTGTAATAGATTCCCGAACAAGATCGTAAATCTTTGTCAGATCAATTTCTGTAGATTTATTTTTAGGAGCAAAAAACGTCCCCAAAACTTTACCAGAAGCAATTTGCTTGCTTAAAAAGTTCGCTTCAACAGTTCCCATGTCGGTCAAGTCATATCGCTCCTGCGCTGAAATATTGAGCTCTTCAGGCTCTTCTGTTGTTAGAGCCAACAGACCTCCAGTTCCGTCAGGGCCTGTGATAATAGTCTCGCTAAACCCAAACTGACCAGTAAAATTGTCTGTCAATTGTCCATTGAAATGGCCAAGAGTGGTCGCAGAATTCTTGAAAACTGGATCTCTAATGATTAGCAATTCTGTTGCGTAATTTGCTAGAGCTGTTATGGTTTTGGGAATGCCTTGTTCAATATTTAACAAGCCGCCAGGCGCGAAATCTTTGGCACGCAAAAGCATTAACGGATAAGGCTGTACCGGCTCGTCGCCGCCTAAAGCAGGTCCAATATTGCGTCCTGCAGATAAATCAGCACCATGTATTTCAGCTTTTTCTGTTTCGCCGCCATCAATCTGAAGGCTGAGGCCATATTTAACAATAAACTGAGGCTCTGTTAGATATCCATTGTTTGTAATTTCAATGCTAAAGGGCAGAACAGGCAATCCTAAGCTTGGCGTGGACAAGCTGTCAGGAATCAGTATCTCATGCAATAGCACCCAGCGAGCCCTGGGGATGCCCTTGATGCTGTCAGGGATCTCCTCTCCCTTATCAACTACAAATGCATAGAAACGCACTCCTGAAGCGCCGTACCAGCCCCATTCGGCCATGTACATGCAATTCTTTGTAAAGTCAATTGTTGTACCTGAGCCTCCAGTACCATCGAGCTTGTCATGATTGAACTGGCTACGCGGTACAACAGTTTCGGTGGCCAATCCATCCCCAGCAGAGCGGCGATGAACCACCATGAAATTATCACCACTACCATCAGCTTTAATTCTGAAAAAATATCCGTCAAGGGAGTCGCCAATACCCCAAGTCTTTTCACATGCAACAAGAGAGGCCAGGCTCATCTGTAAACAGACCGAGCTTCTTAGTGATCTGCCAGTTTGATAACGAAATCTTTTTTTAGTTGCAATGCGAACGCGCTGAAATCCACCTTCGGATTTAGCAAGCTCAAGCTTTACAGCTTGACGCTTGAAATCATGAGTAATGTACCCAGTAGGTTTAGGCGTATAGTCAATCAGAACATCTTTAAGTTGAGCCCATTTGGCGCTTTCTATACCGTCTACACCGACCTCATTTAAACCTTGAATCTCTGCAACGTACACGTCCTCGCGAAAAGCAAGGTCGTCTGTGATATTAAAAAGGCTAAGAGTTGGCTGAGCTTTTTTATTGCCTAAAAGATCTTTCCCAATTTCAGTGGGCTTTTCTTTAAAGAGAACAATGGGAACGTCACCTCCGCTCAATGGCAACGTTATGGGAATGCCACTTGCCATCAAGGCTTGGCCGACAGGGAAGTCTCCTTGCTTCTGAAGCGTGCTGCCAGAATTGACAACGTTTTCTCCAGAAGCTGTGGCTGCTTTTTTCCCTACTTCATGCGGAAGCTGATAATAGGTCATTTGAAATTAGCGTTCACCCCAAGTAATGGAGCCGTTTACGGTATTGCCACTGTCGGCAACGCTTTGAGCGACAAGAGTTAAGACATCTCCTGAAGAGCCACCAGAACTTGAGATGGGACGAGTGAGGAATTCTCGGTTGTAACGGAAGATCTCTTCCAAGACAATGTTCTGCCCATCATCGTCTCCAGCAAAGAACGTAGCAACAGTGCTACCTCCTGTGATTCCTGTGGCCGTGGTGTTGTACTCAATGGCAGACAGTTGTGCTGAAGACGTAAAGCCACTGCTAACTGTCTGAGGATCGACGACAGTGCCAGCAATGTCTATCCCAGTAGGGTTTTTAACCAATCGAAACTTGGTGCGGTATTCCGATGACAAGTTTGCCATGAGAGGCACAACTCGTGCGATATTGGTTTTGCTGTTCCCGTCAGCATTTGTAATCAGTTCTTTGCAGCGAATGGTGAGAAGTGGGCGATCTGTGCCAGGGTCAACGGCAGCAGTTGCTCCAGATTGAGAGAAGATGTCGTACTTACTAGCATCACCTCCATCAATCTCGGCCTTGGTGCCATAAACCTTCAAGAAAACGGCTTGAGTCAGAGAGCCATCTTTTGTAATCTGGAAAGTTAATGGGAGGTTTGGATTGCCAAGGCTGGGGAACGGAAGGCGATCAGCAGTATTAATTTGATGAATTGTCACCCAGCGGGCATTTTTAGCGATTTGGCCAGCAGCTAAGTTTTCATCTACTGGAACATAAGCCATTAAACGTGCCGCAGATCCGCCGTACCAGCCCATCTGGATGCGGAACATCGTGACGTTTGACAAGCTCAGAGTGTGAACACTTGGAGCTGTGCCGTCTAGCTTGTCTCCGTTAAAAGCGGTACGAGGGACAATCTCTTCTAAAACAGATGGATCACTTGTTAACAACCGATAACGATGCTTGTCGTAAAGGTCACTGGAGTCATCGACAGTGAAATCAGTACTGCCAATTGGAGCTCCATGGTTTTGCGGAGTCTCGCCAGAGTTAGTGCGACGTACAAAGAATAAATCGTTGCCAATAATACGAATAATGTATCCATTCTTGCCATCAAAAACTCCAAGCTCATGAGTAGCATTGCTGTTACGCAGCATACTGACGCCAAAGCTTACATCAGTAATTCGACCTGTTTGATACGGGAAAACAAAACGACTTTGCATGCGAGCAATTGTCGCATTGTCTGCATTCGTATTAATTAAAAGTTGAGCACCACTTTCCAAAGGCAAGTGAGTGATCGTAGAGAAATCAGGAGTTCCTTCGTCATCTGCCGTCAAGTCCCAGGCTTTTGGGTCAATGGCAAGGATATTAGTAGAGTCCCAAAGTTGTAAACTACTCTGAACCCGAGGATTTCCCAGAAGATCGTCGTGAACTTCACTAGGAGCGCTTAAGTTGTCAAGAATAGGAACTGGAGTTTGGTCGCTCGCGATCACCACGGGCAACGATTTTGCCATGGAGCCCTGACCAGCAGGAATCGGTTCTGAGCGTCCTACTGAGACTACCTGTTTTCCTTCTTCAATGTCAGGCATGATTCCTTAGATTACAGAGATGCGCGGGATGACCTGCAGTGTCCCCAATACAATCGTATCTTCTTTAAGCACATTTAATGTGCCTCCAGAAGCATTGGCACTGAAATTTGGTGTTCCCCCACTGCCGGGTACAATTTCAAACACTGTATCTGAGACAATACTCACAGTGTTCGTTGTGTAGGTTTGATTGTAGCCACTAACTGAGGCTCCAGCGATTCTTATGATATCAGAAGCAGCTAAGTTGTGCCCACCACTGGTTGTCACTCTAATACGATATTGGCTCAATCCTTCATCGATTGTTGTCCCAGATCCAATACTGGCAATGCCATTACCCTCGGCAATATAAAACAGTTCCTTCAAGTCCCAAAGAAACTTGGCATCTACATCTACAGGGTCAACAGCTTGACGAGCTACATCATATTCAACATTTCTTTCTATATAACCGGATTGAATATTGCGAGCCATAGCCTCGGTCTGAGCCGATGTTAGTGACAGCTTTAAGTGGCCAGTTGTTGCAAGTTTTTGTACATTAAAACTATCAATCGTAGCTGCAGAACTAAACGCAGATCGAATTTGTGCAGACAGCTCAGAACTTGAAAAGTCGTGAGAAGTTCCCACAGGTTTTTGATAGGCTAAAAACAGCTCGTCAAAGCTGTCACCCTCTCTCACTGTTAAATTAATAGTTTCCATTAACCGTCAAGCAGTCGGTCGAGGTTGGCAATCATTTCCTTGCGCAATGAAGAGGCATGACGCCGTGGTTGCTTCAACTCATCGATACGAACAAGAAGTTGTAGCTTTTCACTATTAAGTCTATCAATTTCAGAGTTCAAATTAGTGAAATGAGTGCTCAATGAAATCCGATCTTCAAGTTGCTGTTTTAATTCTTCGTTCTCTTGCTGAAGAAAAACAATCTCTGCTCTTGCGTCGGCCATCATCTGACGTGCATCAGCAGGCAGGATCTTCTTCTCGACAACTTGCGTTGTTGTTTGCACTATGGGCTCAGCAGCAGCGTTAAGGCGCTGCTGCAGCCGCCCTACCTCTGACTTGTAAGAGGCAAGATTGCCCACGGCATGTGCGGCATTGCCTTCAGCCTTGACAAGCTTGCTTAGCAGTTTTGCGTTCTGCTCTTCCAGTTCAAAAACCTTGCGCTGAGCCTCATGCACCTCATTCTTTGAAATTGTGTTGTCTAAAGCAGCAGACCGTCCTCTAGGACTGCGGCGATAGCTCGCTCCTGCTCTGATCTCGTCGAGATTCACTTCTTCTTCCCATGGTACAATCCACTTTTCTGTGAATTCAGGGGGTTTGCCATCAAATTGTTCTCGCCAGGCAACCAACCAACAAGTTCCTGCAGGATTTGCAGGAAGCACCACGTCAACAACTCCATCTACAACTCTTGACCGAACAGGCTCTCTACTCGCCCCTGCAAAAACAGCAGAAGGTTTGAAAATGAAATATCCAGTCTTGTCGGATCCCAAAGAACCAATAATTCGCGTCATAATTAAATCGCTCTGTAAGTGACCATTACTTGGTATTCACCACCAGCACTTACAGCGGTAATCAGGTTTTCGCCTGCAGCGCATTGAAATAAGCCAAGAGGATTGGATACCACAAGACTGCCTGATGATTGAATCGGAAAATCAGGAGTTAAGTCTGTTGCAGTTACTCCGCTAGTTTGCAACTTCACCGTGCATCCAGACGTTGCTGTTATGACTAAGTCAGTCACTCGGTAAGCGAGTGTGCCTGATGCTGCAATCAAGGTTTCACCTGATGTTGATTGCACAAAAGCACTTCTCATGCCTGTCGTAAACAGGTCATGCTGCATTGTGTAAGGAGTGGCAGTGGTTCCAGCTCCAGTGGCTCTGACATAAGCAGAGTTGCCAGCAGCATCAAGTCCAAAAAGCGCCATGGTTAAATAATTAAAAACAACAATCGCTGAGAGCCTACAACCACACCAGACGGAAGTCTTGCTGTTGGTTGTGTTGAAAAGTCAAACCTCAACGGTGAAGCAATGGCAGTTGCGCTAGTGGTAAATGGCGACTGCCTGCCGCTAGGACTGATTGTAGCTACCCTCACACGATAAGCCGACAAAATAGTATAACTGTCAGAAGGTATCAACTTGTAAGTTTCAGGGACAATGCCTAAGTCATCAATACGATTTTCGCTCAAGCTAAGCAATTGCACTCGATATCGTGCCACTTGTGGGTGGTTGATGGGGGCGTTGAACGCAATAAATGGATAGATTGATCTCAACGTCGCATACGTTGTAAACCTAGGAGCTTGCCAAGTTGCTTCAATAGCCATAAATTTAGTCGGTAAATCCCACTTGAATGCTTTCAGGGGAAACTGTAGGAAGCAAATTAGTGTTAACAGAGGCAGGTCGCTGCCTTTGAATCAATGTTGCGCTATCAATGTCGTCGTATTTGGCCGCATTGTGAGAGACGGCCATAACAGCAACCGTGCCATCATCATCTTCTTGCACTCCAATAACACGATATCTCTTTCTTTCACTGTCATTAGCCTTTAAAAACCACATATCTCCTTGTCTTGCTCTGGCGCTACGATTGCTTGATACTGTCAAGTTTTGATGAAGACCTGCCAATGTGGTGACGATAGAGGTTTTTATCTCATTATTTATTACGACGCTTAAATTGTAAAGTTCTCCTGCTGCAAGTTGAACATTTCTATCTAGATAAAAGACGAAATCATCTTTTAACGTAATGTCTCGAAGAAATCCAGCAGCAACATTACTTTGCCTGTTTGGATCTGCAATTTCGATAATTTCTCCAGGCAAAAGAAAGAAACCTTCAGCCGCTACTTTGAATGCAACTGTTTCTGTTTCAGTCAAGCTAGTAAGCAAGTTCCATCTTCCAAGACGCTGCGCTTGGGCCTGTGACGTGCAACCAAAAGCCCTTATTTCTATCTCTCTGTGGCCATAACGATTCACCCCGAAGCTGTCTTCAACATACTCCACCTTGGTTTTATACAAGTCGGCAGGGTCATTCCACGAAACCAAGCAAACAGTTTTGCGAGTTTTGAGAGCAGTGCCTTCATAATTAAACCCAGGACTTGTAACGCCGCCGCTGTCGTCTACTTCTTGAATTACATTAGACGGACTAAAGATCTTGCAAGTTGTAGCAGGAGCATCTTGCACTGCCACTACAGTCCCCTGATGGTAATACAACATCCCCCTAAAAGTTGCCGCAATTGAATTTAAAACATCAAAAGCTTCGCCACGATTATTAATATGGCCGTTAAATACAAATCTTCGCTCTTGCCCGCCCTGCCCGTCGTCCACCGGTTCATCGCAGTATTTAGCAATTTCATAAAGTGCAAATTTATCAATATCACTTGACCTCATAAAATCGCCACAACCATACCTATCGTTGACAAGTAAGTCGTAAAAAACCCATGCGGGATTATTGCTGTATTGAAGTATTAGGCTGCCATCCCATGTGCCACTATAGGCGCCTGTAAAACTACTGTCCACATCGGCTGCATTGTAGTTTGATGGCACTCGTATTCTTTTGCCATCAATCATCAAAGACACACGAGGAATTGAACTAAAAGCTTCGGCATTAAATGTTAGTCCCAAGACGGCAGTGTTTGGATATGTAAACCTTGACCCTACCTCCCCGACTATTGCTTTAAAGAAAAGGTCATTAACAAGTGTTGTCCTGTCTGAATCATCGCTTTCTCTCTTTACTGTGATCATCCAAGGACCGCCGCCTGTCAATGCAAAAGAGTGCTCTCTCTCAAAAGGACCACGACTTTTGCCATCAATAGTAAATGTGCTGTTGATAATATTTGACTGAGAAAAAGAATCTTTAATTTTAATCCTGTACTCAACGTTTGTCCCAGTAATATCGCCTGACTCGTCGTCTATTTGATACAATGCAGAAACTCCAACCCTAACTCGCACCGATCGTAAATCATCACGAGTTGTTCCCACAGAAGTTTGACCGGCTTCTTTTGTGACCTTTGCATCGACAGATTGCTCAATCTCAATATCGTCGTATCCGTCTAGTACATCCTGATTATTAATCCCCCGGGTGATATTTGAAACCGAAAAATCGTCTTTGGAAAAATTGAAACCGCCGCTTGGAGTTTCGACCACAACATCGTTTAAGTAGACATTTTTCAAGTTGCCGTCCTCCACAAAACCCTCAATAGGCCCCTCGCAAACTGCAAGGACAATTTTTCCTACTGAACTGCTTTGCAATGTGTCATCTTGCTCCTCTGGCGTGTCGCCGCCGCCGCCGCCGCCTTTGCCACCACCACCGGATCCAGATAAGAATGCTTTTGCGTTGATCTCGTCAATCATTATCTCAATCCGATAGAAGCTGATATTACCAGAGGAGCTCCAACCAGATATCGCCCGTAGACCAATGGCACAGGAAAACCCTGTGTAGTTAATTCAGCCGATCTGTCAAACAAAAAACTTTCTTTCTTTTCTGAATCAGATCCAGGTGTTTTGACTTGTGGCGTCAGCATCGCTCCAATGCCAGTAGCAATCATGCTCAAGCCAATACCAAACAGGGCAGTGCTGACAATACCCGCACTGCCTCCAGCGAAAGCAGCTCCCATACCAGCGGCCACGGTGCCCGCTCCAAAGCTGACAAAAGACAATCCGACTAGTGCCACCCCTAAGAGTATTTTTCCGGCGGCTCCGCCGCTTCCTGCGACTACTGGGGCGATGGTTAAAGAGTTACAGCTCATTGTTAAATGCTCGTAATCAAGACCTTCTGGATCCTTGGTTATAAGCTTAAAACCAATATTGTTTTCATGAGCTGTACACAAATATTCTTTAAATCCAGATATTTGACGACACAATGCAGAAATCACGTCTCTAGGATTGCGCACAAGAAAACGATACTCAGAGCCGAATTTGCGTCCTAACTCGCCCAAGATCTTTACTTCTACCCATTGTTCCTGCATCATGTTAACAAGCTCCTATGACGTAACACTTTAGCTGTAAATTCCCGCCAATATCTACCATAACTCCCCTCGCAAGACAGTCTGTCAACATAGTGATGATAAAGCCTTAAGCCCTCTCCCTTCGCTACTGCGAAGTGATTCGGCCATCGAGAGCCGATCTTCATTAAAACAATGTCACCTTTTTGCTCAATGTCGTCAACATCTACAAATCCCTGTTGCTTGTAGTTCTGCAAGAACATGTTCCAGTTAAGGTCCGCCCATTCTCCATCCTCTCCTCGTTCAAAATCATCCAAGATGATGTTGAATTCGCGACGATAAAAATCTCTAGTCAAAGAGTAGCAGTCATTAATACCGTAAAGCCACTCTCTTCCAATATACGGCTGATTTCCCCTTGGATCGGCATATGACCAGTTTTTAGAATTGCAATTGTAAACAAGCCAAGGAATATTGGAATACTTACAAGCCTTGATATCAGCAGGAGAGAACCCATCTCTTTTATTCGTGTGAGAATGATAAATGCATTCAATTCGGCCTTTCTCCTCTGCCGTCACATAATCTTCAGCAGAAATAGTGAAATGATTGGCAGGATCTGAATTAATATTGTCGCAAGGAAAGACTTGGCCGTCAACAATAAAACCGCAACCTTCTTCTGGGTAGCGCTTATCGCAATCAGCGATAAGCGCTATTAATTGCTCTCGAGTGACATGCTTAATAATCATCTGGCAAGGTTTGACCCAGGAAAGCCACCATACGGTAAATTTTGCTCTCCAAATCTAAGTTGACAGCTTGTCAGCCGTTTACCGCAAACGTCAAACTGTTGTACAAGCGTATCTATTTCACTGACAGTTAAAGAACTGTATCTTGCGTTCAGAGTACCTCTGGCAGTGTTAAAAGCAGTGTTTGCATTCTCGAGAGCTGTTGTGGCCGCCGCAAGTTCCGTTGTAGCCGCCGTGCAGCCTGCAACATCTCCCTCATCAATCTCTTCCACTTCTCGAAGTCCAATATTATTAATATAATCCAAGCTATCCACGCGATCAAAGATTTCATCGTCCTCATCATCAGCTTTGAAATCTGGATCTATATCTCTTAGAAAGAAATTTCCGTTTTCAAAAGCAAAAACATTGCCCGTAGATTGCGATTGAGGATGAAACGCAACATCCAGATTATCGTGTTGTAAATTTATTTGTGGTGCGCTTCCAGAACTTCCATCCCAATTGCTGCTGAATTTGTAAAGCTGCACATTACGAATTTTGCTTTCAGCAGATCTACCATCCTGGCTGCCCACTTTACTATTATTAGCTCTATATTTTTCAGGTTGGTCGGTAACATCGTTTCCTTCCCATACGACACATATTGTCACATCAGTGCCGCCGTCTGAATTTAACACCAATGCAAAAGTTGGGCTGCTGACAAGTTCATAAGTGCCATCATCATCATCCTCTCTATCGAAATCATATTTTCTTGTCTTGACGGATTCCTCGAGATCGCACTTTATCTGCTGTTTTCCCCTGGCAACGTTAAAAACCGCTTCTGCATTTCTTGCTGTTATAGAAGCAGTGCGCCATGCTTCTAATGCATTGAAATAGTTTCGTATATTCAACGAGGCGCTGTCATAAAAAGCATCGCCACTTGCTGGCACTCTGTCCAATGCATTTGCGACGGGCATGCCGTTCAGGTCGCTAGCTCTCAGCGCTCCACCGTACCCGCATTCACGACCTCTGTACGTCCAAAGGCAATGGTTATGAGTGACGATACGTCGCGGTATCATCAATCCTTCTACATCAAAAGGACTGGCAAGTTGAAAAGTTACAGATATGTTATTTTCTGAAACTTTTCGTTCAATGTAAAAAATATCGGTTGGAAAATAAGTGTCAAAATCTTTTGTGTCAAAGTTGCCAAGATATTTTGCTAGTGTTCGACGACGGAGCACTCTCACCCCAACAAGATCGTCAAGGCTGTTAATTAGTCCCGAAAGAAGGCCGAAAACGTTTGAAACTGTAATCTCAGGTTGTGGGATCTGACCTTTACTGGTTCGCTCATATCCGCTAGCAAGAATCGGAACGGGCTGATACACTCGCTCAATACTGCTGGTTTCGCTTGTTCTCCATATTGGGAAGTTACCACCTTCCTGAGTGCCAAGCTCTGTAGGAACAACAAAGTTGGCGAAGTAATAGTTCAGAGTGCCGCTTACAACATTAGTACCGCTTGTGTTCAATGGTGATAGGTCAAATTCAAACAGTTCCACGACAGTATCGTAAAACGTAGAACGTACTTTCCTTTCTGCCTTGTCAAAGGCATCCTGCTTGGCGAGGACTGCATCAAAATCACCGCCCGAAAAATCAGAACTGCTGTAAGTCATGTCCTGTAATCGTAAATTCGTTTAACAGAAAAAGTGATAACATGTGTGCGGGAAGCTGCTGACCGAACGCCGCCAATATCCTCCCATGTCCACTCATTAGGCTCTAATCGATATTTGTGTTGAATGCTGTCTCGATGAAAGTTTGCAAAGAAAAAATCACCATTAAGCGCCTCAAAATCGTCATCTAAAGCTTGCGCTTCTATCAATGTCAAGGGACGGGTTTGCAAACGGAAAATGTCGATAACATTATTAATGCCATCAGGCGTCACTTGTTGGTAACCGTCGCCCATTTGAAATTTTTTCACACGTTGTTGACGATTGCGCGTGATTCCTATCTCAAAAAACTCTCGCGAGTCCCTGGCAGTCGAGTCAGGGCCTGGATTTATATCGAATAATACTGGTTGTGTCATGATTAACGCTTGCTATTGATCATGCCGCCTGGTTGCATTTCACGCATGATAACCTGCTTGACAGCTCCTTCAAGACTGCGAGCAAGGTTATTACCTTGCGATCCTGAAGATTTAGAGGACGCCTGACCATTGTTGACGTTGACTGTAATGTTAGTAGCAATGTTGCCGCCAGCACCTCCATTCATTTCAACAGGAATGGACTTGCCATTTGGCAGAGGCACGATGGCCTCGTTGAAGCGGCCTTCACCAACCATTGCCATTGTCGGACCAGTCACAAGACCGCCATTTGCAAATCCAGGGCCAAATTTTGGAGCACCGCCACCTCCAGAAGCATTTACGACACCACCATCAGCAAAACCTGGGAATACGCTTTTAAAGATCTGAACCATTGCCCACTTAACAAGCATCTGAGCGACCATGTCGGCAAACATGGCTCCAATGTTTGTAAATGCCTGACCGAGTCCTTCTTGTAAAGACATGGTTCCTTGAAGGATGCCACTGAATGCAGTACCAAATTCACTTGCAATTCCGTCAGCAGCAGATTCCGCCATTGCTTTGAAATTAGTTAATTCTTCCTCTGTCTTCTCTATCCATGAATCAATGCCAGCTCCAAAAGACTTGTCATCAGACGGAGGCTCACCTGCCTCAACAGCCGCTCTAGTGCGTGCGACCAATTCAGGAGGCGCACCATCTTCCTCCATTTTTTTAATTCTTCTCAATGTTGACTCCCTGTCGCGCTCAAACATTGCAGCGTCATAAGCTTCTTGAGATATCGCACCAGAAGCGAGTTGAGCGTCGCGCAAGATGAGATTTAGGTCTTCACGAGTCTTTTGTTCAATTTCTAATGCCTTTTTGCTTTCTTCGGCTTTTTCTTTGTCAAGCTTCTTAAGTGCTTCAGAATGCTTCGTCCGAGCACTATCTAGTTTACCGGCTTTATCATTTACGCCCAGATCAGAATTATGAATATCAAGCAATTCTCTTGCAAACTCTAAATGAATAAGAGCTGCTTGGTTTCCTTCTCTTCGTTTCTGATTAATTGCTTCGATAACTACTAGCTGATCGCCCGTGATATCTGTTGGACCTTCAGCGCCACTTCCACCTGCAGAGCCATCTCCAGAGCTGGCAAGCTTTACCTCCTCCATCAATTTCTCCATCTCAGCTTTCGTACTTGCCTCTTCAGCAACTGTCTCTAACACTCGGTTTGATGCCAAGGTTCTATTAGTTTGCGCTTGACCAAGTGCGTCACTAACTTGTTGATTGCTGGCACCTAAAGACGTTTCTATAGCACCTCCCGCATCTCTCTTTGATGTAAATTTTTGAGCCATTTGACCAGCTCTTTCAAGAGCCGCTTGCTCTGCAGGTGTAACTTTTGTTTTAGTTGCAGCCGATTTACCTTGAGTTCTTTCGCGAAGATTTCTCAGAACTTTAACATCAGACTCCGCCTGTGATTGTGTTGCTTTGGCTTCAGCGCCTGACATGAATTGAATAGCAAGAGCAGCCTCCTGAGCAGACTGCCTCACCTGATCCATCTTCATGCGAAGAGTCATGATTTTTTCAATCAACAATCCCAGGCCGACAAGAACCAGTCCAATACCTGTAGATGCAAAAGCTGATTTTATAGCCAAACCAGCGCCTCTAACTGACCCAGCAGTAAGGGCTGCTGACTTGCCTGTCATCAGCATCAATGCGCGGAAGGCCGAAAGCTTTCCAGTGCTCAAGAACAACACCGTGTTGAACGCAACAAATGCGAGCTTTAATAAGCCAAACACCTTGACTAACGGCAAGACAATTAAGTACAGTCGCGCTAAGAAGCCAACAAAGGGACTAGATGCAATCTGCAATGTTATTTGCAAGATGGGCAATAACACCGCACCAAACTGCTTCAATGTCTCAATTACAGTGACAGCATTTGCTCTAATGCCAGCGAAAGCTCCTCGCATTTCATTCAACTGATTCGCGAATGCTTGACCCTTCGTAGTTTCTGCGGCAGTGCCAGAGAAGAACGCCTTGAAGCCGTCAGTTACTGTTTTAATTCCCTCAGACAGAGGCACAACAAAAGTGTTTAAGAATTGAACAGCAAGTGGTTCAAAAGATTCATAAAGAAGTGTCAATGACGTTTGCAGTCGATTCATTAAGCCTTGGAACGTTCGAGCAGCACCTTCAGCTCCAGGGCCGAATTCGTCTTGCAATACTTGACCAACATTCTTCAGCAACGCTGTCATGTTTTCGCCCTGGAAAGCGCCATCTTCCAAAGCTTTTGTAAACTTCTGAATCGCATCAGGGCCTTCAAGTCCCGCAGCTTCCGCAAAGATGCCCATGGCGCCAGGGAGCACGTCTCCGAGCTGCCCTTTGAGCTCTTCTGACATAATTTGGCCCTTCGATGCCATTTGGGCGAACGCATAATTCATGCGATCAACCTTGTCAGAGCTCATCCCAAACGTTGCCGCCGCTTGGCTAACTCCTAAGAAAAGTTCTTTGATCTCATCTCCCTCAAACCCAGCCGGAGCCATTGAGGCGTAGAGTTTCGTGAAGCCATCACGAGCACTTTGAAGCGGTACGTTGTAACGGTTAACAATGCCCAAAATAAAGGCATTTGACTTGGCTGCTTCTTCAGCCGATGGCGATATTGCTGCCAACGTATTGTTGAAACTTTGCAGCGCACCAACTGCAGCCCCAACTTGCGAAGGGAAGTCCATAAAGAACGCAAGTGCTTTATACGCAGTACCAAACAGCAACACTTGTTTTGTTGCATTGCTGAATTCATTCGCCAGTCCACTAACAGCAGCAGCTCCTGGCAAGTTAGGCAACTGCCCTGGAAAAGCAGCACCACTAAGACGAGGCCCTGAGCCACCAGTCCTTTGAGAACTTGCTGCAGGAGGAAGAGCGGATTGCATCCGTCCTCCTCCACGCGATGCGGAATGGAAGTGAGATCCGGTGGAGCCTCCGCGGGCTTGTGCGGCAGCTATTCGACCCTGCAGCATTGCAGAACGCGCAGAAGCACGCATCTCTCCGCTTGGCAGCGATAAAGGTGATGCAGCTCCTGTTAACTGACGAGGTGCAAATCTGAAAGATCCTCTACCAGGGCCTCCACCTACAGAACCAATGCGGCCAAAAGCACCGGCAACTTGATTGACATCTCCAACTCTTGAAGATCTAAAGCGTGGACGACCAGTCGCGCTGGTCATCATGCCCGCAGGTACAGCCGCAGCTCCCCTTGACATTGCTGTCATTTGCCTCTGAGCACTGCCACTTCCAAAGCTTCTCACCTCTGCCTGCATGGCAATCAGCATTGCCTGCAATTGACTTAGCGCCGCAGTTTGAGCCCTTTTCAGGCCCTTACTCATGCCAATCTCAAAACCTTTTGCTGCCTGACGGCCAACCTCCATCAGCCGCCTGGATGGAGAACTTATCTGAAGACGATCCTCCATTGAATCGACAAGTTCATTTGCAAGACCTTCAGAAGCCGTGCCAACCTTGCCTTGTCCCTTCTTCAAGCCTGCAATTAAGCCTTTGACGGCATCAGCCGCTAGTTGACCCAGTTGCAGTTCTGCATCCTTGCGGTTTACTCTTACACCCGCCTTGAATCCAGCCAGCCCTTCTGTTGCTGCCTGCTGGTAAAGGGCTCGAATCTCACCAGCATTAAGACCACCTTGACTCGCGGTTCTCGAAAGCCGCCCTGCTCCGACTGGAGATGCAGCAGTTACTGACCTTTTTGATACAGTCTCTAAGTCTCTAAGAGCCTTTTCAAGTTTTTTAGTATTCTCTAACGCACTGCGAATTGCCGTGTCATTGATATTGATCCTAAATTCTCTACGCCCAGTGAGCTTATTTAACTCTTTTCGTATCTGTCTGCCGTCAAACTTAATTTGAATAGGCAGTTGAAAGCCAGCAGCAGCTTGGCTGAGTTTTGGAAGTTGGCGCTTGAAATACTGCAGATCAAGCGCAACATTTAGCCTAAGCTCAGCCGCCATCCTTTATTACGAGACTAAATATTCACTAAATAGTTTAGCGCTATTCATCCCCTCGCATTGAGGCCATTTTTATTTCATTAGCAAGAGTACTAAACAATCGCGCATCAAGCTTCCTTGTCTTCATCAATCGCTTCAGCACTTGCATGCTTTCATCAGAAACGCCAGTGTCTTTCTTAATCTTGCGTGTGTCATAAGGCAAGAAATCATCAGCAGTAACGTTAGCCTTCTTGCCAGCCAGCCCCTGGACCACAACACATCCAAGTTTTGCAGTGCTTACGCTTTGAACGTTTGCTTTGGAAATGTCATGCAGCTCTAGGTATTTAATAGCAGTAACAACATCGACAACGCGCTGCTTGCCAAAGTTTGTATGGTTCCACCTTGGGTCGTTCAGATCAGATGAACTAATCCTGAAATAAAGGTCATTCCAGTCGGTGACATTCTTTAAGACACGCTGAGCTCTTTTTTCTAGCCCTCTAGGGCCGGGATCTTCTTCCGGCTCCGGCCTTTTTTTTGCTCGGCCTCTCCAGACTCAGCTTGCTGTTCCTCCATGACAAATTCCAAGACCTTGGCGACAAGCTGACGCCCCATACCTTTGGTGTCTTCTAATGACCAATCTTCGACAGGCTCCCATTCACCCTCAATTAAACCTTCACCACGAGTGCGAATAAAGACGGTCACCAGCTTTGCATTTCCAGCTTCAGCGGAATTACCTCCTGTGAGCATATCTAAGGCATCTTCTGTGTAATCACTGAGAAGGTCCATTTCAGACAATCCTCCGGCTCCCTGAAGCGCATTGAAAGCCTCTTCAAGAGAGATGTCCTTGTCTTTGGCAATACGTTTTGCAAGCTGCACAGCGCGAACAGTTGCCTGGCTTTGATTGCGAGAAATTTCTTCCTGCTCAATAGATTCTGCAACCAGCCAGCCACCATGCTTTTTCAAACGAAGCGTTGACAATAGCTCAAAATATTCAGGTTCTTCAGATTGAAGAAGAAAGCTGTACTTGCTCATGTTTCAAGATTGCCAGATTAACGTTAAAAGCTTTGACTCGATTACCTCGAGAGAAAAGCTCGTCAGAGAGCTCAACTGTAAAAGAATCGTTTTCGTCAGAAATTCTACAACTGTTTTTGTCCATAGCAATAGCGCAAAAAATCCCAACACTCAAAGTGCTGCCAGATGACTTGCAATTAATTGCATGAACGCGACTGTCGTTGCTGACTAAATAGTCAAAGCTTTTCATCGGCTCATCTTAAGCGTGATATTTGCCTCTAGCGCCTTCTTTAAAGGGCTTCTGTAGAAAAGAGTTGGCACTGCAATTTCATCTGTCCAGGGGCGCGGCTCGATGGAATGAGGCCCCTTACCTTCATGAACATACCAGGCGTATTCATCTCCACTTGAATTCGTTGCGTCCCAATGCCAAGAAGCAACTATTTCAGTTGGACCGTTGCGAATTTGAAAGCTTCTTTGGCCACTGCGATAGAGATTTCCTAAGTCGTAAATATCACGCTTGCCAGGATACTGAGTGCTTCCATTTTTTCTGCGCGTTTTGGCGTTATAGGGCCACTTGTCTGTTCTGAATTGTTCTTTCATGTAGTCATCGTTTACTTCCTTATCAACCCAATCAGTAAAAGCAGCAATCAGTTGCGCTTCTAGAGATTGGATATTATGAAAGCTTGCTCCTGTGACCAGCAACGACATCTAAATAGTCCCCGCTCTTCTGTACTGGAAGGCTAATTCAATATCAGAAACAATTAAACGAGCATATTGATAACCTCCATCTGTTGTCGGAAATCCAGTTAAAGTCGCGTCTGGGAAATGCCTTAACAAACGATCTATAGCTGTATCTAGTGATGAATTTTCTGGATTGTATTGAGAAAGTCTCACCTCCCAAGAAACTGTCATCTCAACCATGCTCATCAATCGACGAGTAGCTCTCGCTGGATATTGCCTGATTGAAACTTCCAGCCCTGAAACCTGCCAATCCTTTGGCACTCCACTACTCCCATCCACATACACCGCAGGGATTTCAGTGCCTTGCGGAAGCTTGTAGGTGCCAATGAGATCGCCAAGCAGGGTCTCTAGCGATTCGCGCAGTTCAATTAAAGTCATATAACTAAAATAGCCCCCTTTCGGGGGCTATAGCGTGCAGAAAATAATCTACGATCACTCGTTAGGAGTGCCACCAGCACCAGGAATAAGGGATGTCCCGGCAATAGTTGCTTTACCTGCTCCAACAGTACCACGGCTCATCAGGTCAAAAGTAACTTCAACCAAGTTATCAGCCGGATAGCTTTCGCTGTAGTTCATCACAGTTGCAGCGAAGACAGTCACGTCATAAGTTGTGCCGCCAAAGTGCTTATAAATTTCGGCGTAAAGTTCAAAGTCGCGGTCATTACGACCTCTTAAGACAATTTCCATTGCCTCGTCGTAACCGGTCTCATCCATAGCGCCATCATCCAAGTCTTTTTGGAAGTATGAAGTAATAGAAGCTTGAGCTCTGGTGGTAACTTTCACGCTATCGGCAAAACCACCAGCTCCAAGAATGTAATATTCTTGCTCTCCGTCATTGAGAGACACGGAAGCGTTAGTAACGCCGCCCAGGAAATACATGCTGGCAGGTTTACCCGTAGCAGGCATTGTCAAAATGCCCGCTGCGGCTGTGGTGATAGCCGGGCGAACGGGATGGGCCAAAGCACCAACTTTAATAATGGTGTCCTGACTCTTGATAATTTGAGTTGGATGTTGAATTGCCATTGAAACAAATGCAAGGGAGCTGGGTCAACGATTCAGGACACTTCCTGCTCCAACTACTCTAAAGTAGCCGTGTATAGGAGTGCCTAAGAATTGTCGATAATGTTCAGTCATCTCGATAGTTGGGAGTAATTCAAAACGTCCTTCTTGACCTTCAATTGTGGCTTCTGCCACATCTCCGGCGGACACTCCCGATGTTGCGAGTGGACTGACAAGGCGGCCCTTCATATAAATGGCAGTCTCATCAGCCCCGACCCGCTGCTCGTATTGAGGATCCCTGCTTTGCTTCAATGTCGCGTAATACGTTACATCTGTCGTTGATGCCACAAAATTACCTGTCATGGCATCAACTGAATAACCGCTAGCCACTGGAAAGACCAGGGTGGCATTTGCTAATGGATTAGCGGGATTAGTCATTAGATGACAAAACCAATCATTGAAGCGTTAGAAGCTGTGTCAGAAAGACGCTTAAACTCTTGGCCATAAAGAGTGGCCTCAAGTCCTTTGCCGTAAACTTTGCCCTCAGTAGCTCCAATCTGCACACCCATTTGAGCAAGCTGAATAGAAATAATGTGGGCAGCTAAGCAGCGAACAGCCCGATCTGTTTGATTGCCGAAAACGTCATCAGACACATCGGAAGAAGCACTTTCAATTGCTCCATTTACAATCCCCGAAGGGTGAGGACTGAACTCAGGGAATCGTTCCAGAAATCCCGAATAAGTTACCGTCATGCTTTACCTGTCCTAATAGCTTCAAGGCGACGACTGATTGCGTTACGAACCCTGACACGTCCTTCAACCTTTTTCCAGCCATTCAACTTGTCTTCATCATGAAGAAGTTCAATCGCTTGCATAGCTTGAGTTAGTGGAAGCTGTTGGAGACTTTCGATGGATCGAGGAATGGTTTCTACTTCCACTCGCTCTTTCATTTCTTCGATAGCCCCGATATTCAACAGAGCTTGAACGGTAGGGTTTGACTTTGCCAGTTCCCATTGATCTTCAGGAATTTCCTGATTAAGACCAGGGGTGAGGCTAATCAAACCCTTATCCGTGATAATTCCAAAACCAGCCTCGCGAGGCGGATTTTCAAGTTCAGGGCGATAAGCAATCAGCATGTTAAATAATGATTCAGCACGTTAAAGCTTAGCCGCCCATTCCTTAATTAGATCAGGAAGGAGCCTGAACGTAAATCACACTCTTGGGGTAGTACAGCGCAACTCCGCCCACGCGAGCGTGAGCTGGAACGACGAACTCAAGACCACGCTGCTGAGGCGGGAACAGTTCGAGGGGCTGAGGAATGTGAAGTTGAACCTTCTGGGGGTCACGCTTGTAAACCACCATACGGTTACGAGTGAGTGAGCTGTTATCAGCATCAAGCTGATTGACAGGCTCAACATTGCGAATGTATGGATTAGTCCGCAAGAAATACTCAAGCACCGTTACGTCCGAGCTATCGGAATTACGAGTGGTTGAAATAGTGTTGTAGTCCTCGTATGAAATGAGGATTGTGTCGGGCTGTTCCTTCATTTTGGAACCGCTGATGATTGCACTTACACCTTTATTCAAGATGGAAAGCATTTCATCTGCAGTTGCGCCAGAAGTAGAGAACCACTTGTTAGCGCTGATCACATCAACAGTTGAATTGTTGAAGAAACCAGACAGACCAACAGAAGATTCGCCAAACATGGCGACACTTTCTACCTTCTCTTCGTATGCCCTGCGAACAGCAGAAGCACGACGATTTTCAAGAGCAACATTGGCCGTTTGAGCAGCACGCAGCTCCTGCACGGTGTACCCGAAGGAACCACCAAAGGAGCGGATGTTGATGCTCTTCTCGGTTTGGGTCACATCAGCACGCGGCAGATCATCAGCAGCATCAGAGATGAGCTTGAAGTCACCGGTCGCATCCATGATGCGATACGTGAATGTTTGTGCGCCTGGTCCGGCCTCGCTTGTTACGGGCAGGATTGTTGAATATTTGATGTCCGAATATTCAACTTCAAAAATTTGTGGACGGATGTACTCAAGCTGGCGATCAAGGAAGAGGCCAGCATCATCAAGACGAAATTCGCTCATTGGGGGCCTCCTATCAGGTGTCAGCGGTAAGGGAGAAGTCAGGACCATTCAGCTCTAGCAGTGCAATGCCAGCAGCAGATGTCTTGGATACCCAACGGGCACCACTTAGGACGGCGGTCTTGTTAGCAGCAGCAGTTGCTGCAAAACGACCAGCGAAAGAGCCGCTGGTAGTGCCTGTGTCGGCATCGTGATAAACACGAACGGCGCTGGTGTAGTCAACAGCTTCAACACAGAAAACAGCAACAACACCCTTGGAAAGAATGTTCACCGCTTGATCGTCTTTAACCCCGGGACGGCTGTTGGAATCGGTTGCACTCTCATCTACATAGGTGAGGGCGACAATGCCAACTGCAGTGTCAGTCGGAGCAGACACAGTCTTGACAGAATTGCCAACGCTGCCAGAGCCATTCACAACACCCAGGCCGCCATAGGCAAGCACGGCTGAAGTTTCGTTGACAAAAGTCAGAACGTTGTTATCAGCAATATCCGCAAACTGGCCTTCCAGTGCAGCGGTCAGTTCATTTGCGTAAGCAGACTGAACGCCACCAGCAGAACCAGAGCTAGTGGAAAAAGTAACGGCCATGATTACTTAGCCTCCTTGGAGATAGAAAGGGGAGTCTTCCATGCATTCTGAAGCCGCTCCATGTAAGAGGAGGGTGCAGAAGCCGGAGCAACAGCAGCGGCGACAGCTTTGCGAAGATCCTCAGTTGAATCAGCGCGAGCAGCAGCCGTGTCAGCAATAGTGTCAAACATTGCTAGGACGTAGTCGTCGGAACGCTCGTCCAGTTCAACAGAATCACCGCGAACAGCTTGAATGGCGTCAACCATCACTTCACGGTCAGCTTTGCCTGCGAATGCATATTCAGCATCCAAGACAGGTTTAGCTTTTTCAATGAGAGCCAAGCGATCAGCAACGATGGAATCAACGTTGATCTCTTTGGCTTCTTCTAGTTCGACCTTGAGGCTATCCAGTTGCTCTTGAAGAGCATCCGTGCAGCCTTCAGAAGAATCTTCTTTCTTCTGCATGTCTTCTTTCATGGCAGTCATTTTTGACTCCATATCTTTGGCTTCTTTGAGAAGCTGGTCATACTTCATCTTCATGTCCTCGTAGGACATCTTGGCGTCTTCGCGTTCTTTGGTGATCGCCAGAGCAACGCTCTCACTCACCTCAAACTCGGCGCCGTCGAAAACGATTTTCGCAGACATAGTTTGATTTTCCTCTGTGGAGAAAAGGGATGGATCCGCAGCATCTTGGCGATCCAAGTGCAGCTTCACTTGCGGGCCAGCGCGGCCCCGACGCACGATAGCGACATGATTACCTGAAATCCCAGTTTGAATTCCGTCATAATGCTCGCCACTATCTGTGATGCCAGGCGTCGAATCGTAACTGACTCGATACCCCGCGCTCACTTCGCGAACATCACCTCGCATCACCCTGTCGATCACTTCTTGATCAGTAACTGTCATGACTGCACGGACGAATCCGTTGTCATAAACAATTTCAGATCCAGTAAAGCCGATCTGGTAATCCTTAGTGTTCTCACTGTCCAAAAGGGCAGGAGGATGTTCCATAGTGATAGCTTTGCCCGCAAACGAGGCCAAGCTTTCGGGAGACGCCACTTCTGATTCCGGTCGAAATTCCTTACGAATGGAACCATCAGCATCGGTGTAATGCTGGATGCCGGTACGAGCTATCGAAGCCCACACCCGAAGATAACCTTCCGGTGTGGTTTCAAACTTCTCAATAGGCGAGAAGTCGTATCGACAACATGTGGTGCTCATACAACTACTGTAATCCACATAATTAGTTATGCTAATTGATAATATGCAAGAAAGCATAGCCTTCTATGAAGACACTGCAAGTTATCGCTCCTGATCTGTCCTTTCTTGAAGTACGAGAACTCATAGCTTCCCGCATTCGGGAAGCTCGTCAAGAATCTGGACTAAGTCAGAAAAACGTTGCTGAAGCTTTATTTTGCGATCAAGCAACCATCTCTCGAATGGAACGTGGATTGGTTGCCCCTGATGCGGCCCAAATTCGCATGATGAGTGGACTATTTCGGCTCAGTGTCCTTTGGCTTATGGGCTACCCCAGCTTCGTCGTTCACGCAACGACAAGGCGTTAATCATCATCTTCTGCCTGAATATCTGCAAGGGCTTCTTCAATCCCCTCCATTACATAGGCTTTTGCCATCGCAAGCGCTTCAAACAAAAGGAACTTCGCTGGCTCGAACATTTCGTCTGGAGTGTCGTATGAACTCAACACATATTCATGCGTCTCTTCTAGGCGACCATTCTTGAAGACATGCTTATGAACATACTCCCACTGAGTTGTTGACCTATGAGCATTGCGAGAAAGGACTTGACAGGCATCAAGAATGCCAATACCATCCTCTTCTCTCACCACTTTAGTGTCATCCATCGTTTTGCTTGCGATTTTCGATCATCCTAATTGTCTTGTTTGCCCAAGTTCTGCCAGGGTCTCCTCCCCATAACAGCCACGCAATATAACCAGCATCATCCTCTCCACCGCTTTTATTCTTTTCGTGCCGAGAAAAGAATGCAGACATCTTGCGCAAAGTTTTCTCGCTGACATTCTGTCCATTTGACAAGCTTGTAGCGCGAGCAACGCCACTGCCAATGCCTTGCTTACCAGCTTCTTGCGTTGTCAATCCTCCCTTTCCATGCTTTTTTCTCAGCTCTAGGCCGCGACGAGCTGCTGCTTGAACACCTTTAGGAGGGGCGAAACCTTCGGCATCGCCCCTGTCTACTTTTTTTTCTTACGGCGATCTGACGCCAACTTCTTCATGTAGCCGCGACAACGTTTCTCGCCAGGCCCCATCATCTGATCTAAATAACCAGCAATATACTCATCGCTTTTACCATCCTTGGATACGCCAGCTTCACTCATGGCAACTGCCATGGCTTGACGAGGATCTTTGACGACTTCACCGCTACTGCTTTTTAGCGTTCCAGCCTCAAACTCATTCATAACTTTGGCAATTTTTTTCTGACGCCCTGTCATGACTAAATAGTAAGAACAACTTAAAACATCTTAAGTTATGCAGGTTCAACAAGGAGGCAATCAAAATCTTTTGAAGCCCAGAATAATCCGAGCTGTTCTCCTGCTGTGTATTCAAACAACACTCGAAAACCTTGCTCCTTTAAAAACTCAGCCAACTTCACCATCGTGAGACGACCCTTGAAGTCTGCCAGGAACTCCGGGGTGTTTTCCTCGAACAAGAATGCTCCCATTCCTTGCGTTCCCACGCCATTGTGGAACTCTCCAACAATCGTTTCGATCTGATCGAGCTTGGTGCAAGTGTAGAGAGCAGGAAACTCCGCACCTTCCGCGTCAATCTTGATCCAATTCGCGTTGTACTGCTCAATAGCGTCATCAAGAGAGATGGAAGGAACAACCTCTCCGAGGCCAGTAACACTACAACCGCCACCAGAATTGACGGGATTATCACTGGGCTCAAAGCGTACCTCGACTGATTTGTCACTGCGGGAAACAGCAGCCCTGACGACTTTCGCTTTCCCTGCATTACCTGCCAGATTAGAAGATGCCAGGTCGTAGTTGTCCTGGTTTGGCTCAAATGAAATAACTTTTTCAGCATTGCAGCGCAATGCTTTTAAAGAAAAGCAGCCAATATGACCGCCAATATCAAGAATGCGCTTGCCAGATAAATCGCCTAATTCGTATTCATTTTGACGAACAACAAAGTCAAAAATAGAAGCGTCGTAAGTGTTTTCCCGAAAATGAAAGTTCATGATCAAGCCTCTTGAATTTTGCGCTTGCGAGGCAGCTTCGGAGGCGCAGCAAGCGTGCGATTCATGACTGTCAAGAAAGCTTCACCGATAACTTCCCAAGTGTAGATCTCTTGCTGAGTCATCTTGTGACACCAGTTGGCCACTGCATTCAAATCTTCTCGATTGTCATAATAGTGCTCAAGAATAGAGGCCAGCCCCTCTGGGGAGGGCTGGCCCCTATCTAGGCCATAGTTTCGATCAACTTCCCAGCTCTCGATAGGAATACGAGGAATGCTGGAAAAAATTTCCTTGAGAGAGGTGTGATCTGGCACAACTTGAGCCACCCCTGTAGCAGCTTGTTCAAAATTAACCAGCCCCCACCCTTCTCCCAGACAAGTATTCACCCCGACATCTGCGCAGTTATAAGCAACGTTCAATTGCTTGACTGGCAGACATTGTGTTACTTCAAATTCATTGGCTGTCAATATCAAGCGACCTTTTGGATCAATGCCATGACTCTTTGCAACTCGCTTGAACAATGACACGATGTCCCAACCCTGATCTTTCCGGCCCATGTGAAGCCAAAGCTTGGCGTCAGGCTTGTCCTTCGCGAACTGAAGAAATCCTTTAATGGTCAAATCAATCCGCTTACGCGGTTGATTCCTGTTGCCATTAAAGACAATGAAATCTTCAGGGGTTAAATCGAATGTCTTGCGAGCTTCATTCTTGTCAATCTTGAAGAAATTGTCATGATCGATTCCATGAGGAATAACGTCGCAAGGTAGTTCGCAGCCAGCTTTCTTTACCTCTTCTAATCCGAACGCTGTATATGTCCCCATGCCATCCCATTCCGCAGCCGGTGCAAAGACTTCAGGGAAAAAACCGTAGCTATCCACTGGGAAGTAGACATACCACTTGAATCCCAGCTCATCTTTTAAGGGCTTGGCTGCCTCCCACAATTTATTTGCCACCCAAATATCATTAACAACAAAAACAATGTCGGGTTTCTCTTGCGAGATTACTTCTCGGATGCGATGCGTTCCAAACGGGTCACTTCCGCCGTTCTGCGCTGGGTAAAGCCTGTAAGGCAAATCATGAGGGTCACCCCAGTAATTCACTGCCAAAGCAACCACTTCATGCTCTGTGGCTAAAGCCTTCAGCACATTTTCAGCGACACGACCAAAACCAGTCTGGATAGCGCAATCGCCACAGTAGAGAATTTTTGCCATGCAAATTTGATGATCTGCGCCATCTTAAGGCTCATCTCAAACCGGGACGTTCATGCCAGCTCCTCTCTTGTATTCAACTGAACAACGACAGTTGCTGCGACATTCACAACGCTGCCCAGGCAATGGCAATCCACCGATAGCAACCATTCCTCGCGCTGCATAACGCAAGCAGTCATCACAATGAGCCGCCTGTGGATCAAGTCGTCGCACCATCAAGGTGTAACCCTGCTTTGTCTTGCGCAAGGTATTGCCCTCCCAGTAACTGCTACGAATTGATTCTGCGTATAACTGAACACGAGCAAGAGCCATAGGGGCTGACACACGGCCCGCCAAGACATCGCTAGCAAAGCTTTGCAAATAGCGATACTCAGCACGCAATCTTTGACCAATACGTCCGTATTCAGCAGCACCCATATTCTTTCGTCCGCCATAGCCAAGCACTACTGATTGAATATGAGCCCCCTTAATCGCATCCCTCACGCTTAACTGCCATTGATCGATAGTGATGTTTCCATCGACCAACATTCGGGTGAAATTTTTTAAATCTTTACCTAGCTTGTTTACTCTGCCATCTACCAATGAGGACACGGCTTCTTCGCTCATAAACCGCCCAGAGGGGCGCCTAAAGCGCCCCAGTACAGGGTCGTAACTCCACTCCGCGTCTAAGCGCGGCAAACAGTCACTTAGTGAGCTCAACATCATCAGACTCCAGGATGTCTTTAAAGCGGTTAGGGGCCTCTTCTTTCCATTCATTTAAGGCTGCTTCAATGTCAGCTTCATTGACAAATGCCGCTTCATCAATGTCCGCCAAAATCAAGCCTTCAGCCTTAATTGGCTCGATTGCATCCTCTTTCTCTTGAAGCACTTTCCTGTGAATATCTTCAAATGCCTTATGAGTAGAGCATGGCATGTACACGGGACCATCATCTGTCTCGTGGAAATGATGGCCATTGCAACCAAGTCGTTTCGCTTCTACTTCGGCCTCTTCCTTGGTTTTATAGGCATGCGCTGCAAGGTTCTTGGCATCAACCTTGCTGCTGACCATCTTGGCCTCACCCTTGCGATTAGCGTCGGGATCTTTGCGGCGTTTACGCGCAACAACTTGTTTTCGTCCTTCCGTTGACATGTTTTGCGCCTTGGCCTTTGGAAGGCACTTGGGTTTCCCTTCCTTGCCACTGCGATCACCGCAAGGTCCGAGGATTTCTCCGTTAGCCCCAATCCTCACCCATTCCTCTTTAAACCACTTGTCAAGATCATCAGCATGTACTTCGCCGGAATCACTCTTAAAAGCTCCTGACAAACTGCCATTCTTGCGCTTGTACGCAGCCTTGTAGTGCTTGACTACATAAGCACTTGCATAAGCACTTGGCCAGACTTTGAACTTGCTTTTGGCTGCTGCTACAGCAGAACTATGCAGGCTTTTGTCTGTGAATGTTACATCTTCACGAGGGTAGTCAAGGTCTTTGGGTAGAAAGAGCCCGGCCACGTCCTCAACCTCCGTGCTGTCTGCTGCGCCCCGCGTGCCATCAATAGGTAGTGTTCCATTGGACTGGTCAAGAGGATCCCTGCCACCAGCAGGAACATCACCCTTCTCAGCCTTTTCCGGCAGTTCGCGACGGATGGATGCGTCGATTGTCGTTTCAATACTGTATTCAGATTTACCAAAGCGACTGTCTGTAACCTCTTGCGGCGTAAGCACTCCCACTTGAATGTAGCGAGCATCGACAGCAGCCACGCGAGCGCGAACATCAGCCAGCTCTCGCTCATTCATCTCGAATAGTGGCTTCCAGCCAATCCTCCAGTTGTCGGGCATTTTTCCTTTTGTTGGCCCGTTCTTGCTTAACATCACATACTTCATCAGCTTGTAAAGCTGTTTTCTCATATGCGTTTCTTGATAGTGGTGACATGTCTTAGCAAAGTCCCGCTCTTCACTACGACCAGTCGCTCCAAGCCCTGAAGGTGATTGGCCAAAAAGCAATGTGTGAGGAATGCCAGAGGCTCCAATAACATCAAGCCGTAATTTTTCAAGGATCTCAGACACTCCTCCAAACTGACGACTCACGAAAGCCAGTTCTTCCTTTTCGGCGTCAATTGCATACCCTCGGTAGATGCTCTTGCTCATGTCATTAAGCTCCAAGCGATTTCTCACTTGTGACTCTTTGCCAGCCGCCAGCATGGAGGCAAGCCCCTTTACTTTATGGACAAAAACATCAAACTCTGTCAAGAGAGTGGCAATAGAAGAAGTGCCG